GCCAGATTGGCAGCTGAGGCCGAATTGGCCTCTAAAGCAGCCTCTCTTTTGAGGCTAAAGGCCTTTAAAAAGGCCAGCAGGGTTCGCCCTGCTTCACACATTTTTTTTCCCTCCCCCCCCCTGAGCGGGTTCGCGATCCCGCTCTTCTTGAGCGTCTGAGGGTGGCAACACCCTCACGCGCCCGTGTCGCTTCCAAGCGACAAAGAGAGTTCTCCCCTCCCCCCCTTGCCACCCAACTTATGGTGGCTGCTTGCGCTTCTCATCAGGAAGCCTATGACAAATGTCGCTCCCTTCTGATTTCGGAGTGGCCTGAGAGCGGGCAACTTTTTGGACCGCTTGCTTTTGTTGAGGGTTGGAAACATGTTCCTGGTATGCTATTACAATATCGCTTGTGCATTGTATTTTGCATGGTGAGGGACGTAATGCCAGCCTTATCTATTGTTGCAGACACTCTCCATGCCCTTCGAAGTGGCGTAGCACCTTGCATTGTTTTTAAAAATGCCATGGTCACTGCCAATCAGATATTGGAGTTGTCTCACTCTTCCCACGCAGCCCAAGGCCTCGGCGCTTTTTTTAGTCGCGGTAAACAGGCTGCCCTTGATTTTGCTAGTGGTGCGTACAATTGTGCTGCCGCTAAGATCGTGAAAGGTGCCACAGCCGTCGTTGATAAAGCTTCGGAGGTGGTGGTAGATAAACTTTTTGTCCCGTTTGTAAATCTGTTGCGGGGACATTTTGATGATACCATAGGTAGGTGGATCCCTAAACTACTAGGTGCTGCAGACAAAATTGAAAATTTGTGGCGGTGGTCAGTTCAATGGGCCCAAAACATGACTAACAAGTTAGATTTGTCTTTGCGCGTTTTGCGCGGATCAGCCCTACTTGGGGTTGGTCTTTTGTTAGTTTCTGGTATTTTGTATTTTGCGGAGCAATTGCTCCGCTCTTTTGGCTTAGTTATCTTTGCAGGCTCTTGTATTTCCATGTTTGTGGGAGGCTTGTTGCTTGCGTATTCTGGTAGCCTAACCGGTATTTTTGATGAGCAAATGATGCGGGTTCGCGGTATTTTATGCGAAATTCCCATGTTGCTCTACTTGAAAGTGCAACCAGATCCTTTTTTCCCGAAGCGTGCTGGTGGTGGGGCCCCTGTTCAGGGCCTCACGGATGTCTTTGGAGTTCCCCTCAGCATCATGAATGCTTTGGGAGATGGATTAGTTCATCACTCTCTTGATACTTTGCAGTTGATGGGGAAGTTTGGTGCAGCTATGGATAATGTCCGCAAAGGCATTACCTGTATGAGGTCTTTTGTTTCATGGCTGATGGAACATTTGGCCCTAGCTCTTGATAAAATAACAGGCAAGCGTACCGCTTTTTTTAGGGAACTTGCCACATTAATCAATTTTGATGTTGAGAAGTGGGTCCGAGATTCTCAGCAGTATTTATTGGCTGCTGAAATTTATGTTGATGGTGATACTGTTGTCATGGATACGTGTCGCCATTTACTTGATAAGGGCCTGAAGCTCCAACGAATGATGGTCAGTTCTAAGTCTGGTACTTCATTCAATTATGGCCGTCTCGTTGGGGATCTTGTTAAGAGGTTGAGCGATCTGCACAAACGCTATTGTGCTTCGGGACGCCGTGTGCATTATAGACTTGCGCCCTATTGGGTGTATTTGTACGGTGGCCCGAGGTGTGGTAAATCCCTCTTTGCTCAGAGTTTCATGAATACGGCGGTGGATTTTATGGGCACCACTACCGATAATTGCTATTTTAAAAATGCCCGTGATGATTTTTGGAGTGGATATCGACAAGAAGCAATTTGCTGTGTCGATGATCTTTCTTCTTGCGAGACGCAACCTTCTATTGAGTCGGAATTCATTCAATTGATAACGACAATGAGATATGGGTTGAATATGGCAGGAGTGGAAGAGAAGGGAGCTCAATTTAATTCTAAGATGGTTATTACGACCTCTAATTTTTTCACTGCTCCCACCACTGCCAAGATTGCTGACAAGGCTGCCTATAATCATCGGAGACATGCTTGTGTCCTTGTTCAGCGAAAGAAAGGGGTGAAGTATGACCCCAGCAATCCTGCTGCTGCTGCGGAAGCAATGTTTGTGGATAATGAAACGCAACACCCACTGTCTGAGTGGATGAGTATGCAGGAGATGAGTGCTGAGTTATTGCTTAGGTATCAACAACATCGGGAGACTCAGCACGCAGAATATAGTTATTGGAAGTCGACGTCTCGCTCTTCACATGATGTCTTTGACATTTTGCAGAAGTGCGTAGATGGTGACGTCCATTGGCTTTCTTTGCCCATTGATGTGATACCCCCGACCATTAGACTCAAGTACAAGGGCAACCGAGTCTTTGCCATTGATGGTCGGGCATTTATTTTTGACTACATGACCCTAGAATGTGAAGAGATTAAGGAGAAGAGCGAAATTGATGCTCGTCACCTTGAATCTCGGATTCTTGAGAAGTATGGTGACACCCGCTTGCTTTTAGAAAAGTGGGGTGCCAACGGCGTGGTAACTCAGTTTATTGAGCAACTCGTCGAGGGTCCATCCAATGTGGCATCCATGGAAGCCCTTTCAAAGGATTCCTTGGAGAGCCATAAAGAATTTTTTTCGACTTTAGGTTTGATTGAGAGGGCAACCCTCCGTGCTGTACAGAAGAAAATAGATAGTGCACGTGAGGATTTGTCTTCTTTTGCAGGATTGAAACCTGGTCGTTCGCTTGCAGAATTGTTTGTAGAAGCGTATGACTGGACTTACAACCATGGTGGTAAGCTTCTTTTAGTGCTTGCTGCTGTCATTTTGATTCTTTTTTTAGGTAGTGCGTGTGTTACTGCAATGCGTGCAGTTTTCTGTGGCTCTGCCGCAGGAAGTGCAGTCGCTGTCGGAAGAATGACTGTTCAATCCACGATTCCTTCCGGCAGTTACGCAGATGTATATAATGCTCGTAACATGGCTCGCGTTTTCAGACCGCAATCTGTACAGAGTTCTTCTGCGGCCGAAGCTCAGTTCAATGAATCGCACGCCGTAAATATGTTGGTGCGAATTGACCTCCCTGATGGCAATATTATTTCTGCCTGCAGGTTTCGTGGTAAGTCACTGGCCTTGACGAAACATCAGGCCTTGACAATACCAACTGGAGCTAAGATACATATTGTATATACTGATAACAATGGTAGTACTAAAGCTCCTTTGACACATTATTTTCAACCTACGGGTCCCAATGGAGAACAATTTTTGAGATTCTTCAACGGCACGGAGGTGTGTGTATATTCCCATCCCCAGCTTTCTGCACTGCCAGGTGCTCCACAAAATTATTTTTTGAAAGATGTGGAGAAAATTACTGGTGACATAGCTATTAAAGGCTGTGGCATTAAATTAGGCCGGACTAGTGTTGGCAATTGTGTCGGTATCCAGAGCAATGAACCTGTTCTGAATCACTGGCGTGCTGTTGCGCGAGTTCGCACCACCAAGGTTACAATTGATAATTATGTTGATGGTGGTGATTATGTCAACGACCTACCCACATCGCTTATTTCTGAGTATGTTAATTCGCCAGAGGATTGCGGCGCGCTTTTGGTCGCCCATCTGGATGGTGGTTACAAAATCATTGGTATGCATGTGGCAGGATCTTCTTATCCTGTGGAAGTTGATGGAGTCCAGGTGCCGCGATATATTTCGCACGCGGCCTTCTTCCCTGATTTTTCCTCCTTTGCCCCCTGCCAGTCTAGCGTTATCAAGTCCCTTGTTCAGGAAGCTGGCATTGAGGAGAGAGGAGTGTCTAAAGTGGGGCATATTAAGGATCCTGCTGAGACACCGCATGTGGGAGGGAAAACCAAGCTTGAGTTGGTGGACGAAGCCTTTTTGGTGCCATCACCAGTTGAAGTTAAGATCCCCTCTATTCTTTCAAAGGATGATCCTCGCATTCCCGAAGCTTACAAGGGATATGATCCATTGGGCGATGCTATGGAAAAATTTTACGAGCCCATGCTGGACCTCGACGGGGATGTTTTGGAGTGCGTTATGGCTGACATGTATGATGAGTTTTATGATTGTCAGACGAC